GCAGGATAGCATAAGATTAAAAATGAGTGAACGCATCGTAAAATGGAAGTTAATGCATGAGTTACCGAGTAAAAATAATGTGGTTTATATAGTCCGTTTAATGAATGAATCATCTATTATACCACTTGATAGACATGATAAATATGTTCTTAAAATATTGGATTCCGATAATGGAGATGTCATTAACACAATTAGACTTAATATTCGATTAAGTTTTATGGGTATAACGCCAAGTGTATTAGATTATAATGACAATCCAGATAGAACTATGTATATTGTTAATAAATTATATATGGCAAACGGATCCGAATATATTGTACTTATTAACCAGTTATATGACGATTATTGTCATACACAGCCACTTGGTAGTATTGGAATTAATAGAAATCGGTTGAACAAATTATATAGGGCGTATATGACTCGATTGATTGTATTATATAATCAGCTGGCGCGTATTGGAGTGTGTACATTTGACACAAAAAATGAGAATATAGTTGTAAATTATAATCACAATTATGATATTATTGATATGCGCCTGATAGATATAGATTATAATCGAATTATGATAGTTGAAAATCCACCAGATTTAACTATAAGAGTATTTTATACAGCTATGTTACTTATGAATTTTACAGTAGCTAGTTTATATACTTATCATAATAAACAACGGTTATTGGGATTTTATCGGATTATATTTAATACTGCGATTGTAGGAATATATAGTCTAGATATTGAAGATATTCAAAGTAATAAAATATTGGAAGAATTTAAAAAATTAGTACCACATACAAAATATAATATAACTTGGTGTTCAATGATGTGGTGTTATTGGAATAAACATAGAGATACTTGCACGTTTACAGATTGTACAAATGTTGAACAAGATTTTATGTTTGAACGTATATTGGGCGATATAGTTAAAATATTAGTATGATATTCTTCGCCTCAGACTTTAGTCGAAATTAGCAATTATTGGCCACGATTTTGGTCAGATTTAAACCGCAGCTTTACACTTTGTGTTGAGTTTATATAAAACATATCATAATACATCTGACATTTATGTTTTGGGATATCGAATTCATCGAATTTATCAGAAACTATTTGCTTATTATCGGAATTCTTGTAATCCCTATATCCCATTCCGGCACAAAACCCAAGAATAAATTTTGGATGATTATATGTTGATTTATTCAACTCTGTATTAGATTGTGCATATATGAATCCCTGTTGTTCAAGTGAATATGCATCATGTTGAAATCTCATTTCATATTGACCATATATCCATCCAAATATATAATCTTTTTTATATTTATCCGATATTACAAATGTATGTTTTGAATTAACTGCATTCATGATCCGTTTACGTCTTATTGCCGATTGTTCGAATGATCTAATAGAATTATAATCATGTACTCCACAAATAGTTGACTTTGACCAATTCTTTTCTTTTCCATTAATCCCATGAATATATCCCATTGATTGTGCATAACCGCGTGCAAAATCTGGGTCTGTATAACATTCTGGGTCTAATGCATATCCAATACCATTTGCTGTGTATTTTGCATATAATTCGCCTAAATTAAAATTAATAACACTGTGATCCAAAATATTATGTAAATTAATAGGTATTTCAATTCTGGGTTGTTTTAGCGGTGAATCCATCATATCTAGTTATAGCAACCCTGTCGTACTACTATATGAATTAAGTCGAATCTACCCAAATACACCCGTATTTGGATATTAATTTTATTATTACTATAAATGCAATGTAAAAATTCATTTTTTACATCGCGTGTAAGATATATAGATTAAATATTTATTACAAAAAATTATATTTTTTCTTTAATATAACATTTTATACTTTTCGCTTTTCTTATTTTATAACCAAAACTTCTAATTTTTAACAACCAACTTAATTTACGAACTTAATAAAAAATGTCATATATGTTCAAGGGCCCAGCGGCCCTAACAACTGGGTCAATTATCACAACTTCTAATGCAACTGTTACTGGCGGCACGATTAATGGTGTTATTATTGGTGGAACAACAACTGCTGCTGGTTCGTTTACATCACTTGCTGCAACTGGAAATATAACAACATCAGCTGGCGATCTTATTGTATCAGGCGGATCTAACAAGCTCCATCTGCAAGGAGGTGCGGGTCTTCAATTCGCGAGTAGCACTAAACTTGATACAGTTGCAACTGGCGCGGCTAATAATAATATAGTACCAACTCGGGGATATGTTGATGATGCGGTTGCAAATGCAGGAGGCGGTGCGTTGGCAGCTAATATTGTATTCTCAACTACAACGCAAGCACTTGCTCCAAATACTACATATTTTATGGATAGCACAACTAGTGCGATTGCGTGTAATCTTACAGTCGGTACATTAGCCAATGGTTCTTTAGTGCGATTTGTATTTAAGACTCGAGCAGGTTCTAATAATTCGGTATTGACATGTTCTACTGGAATCTCATCTATTCAACCAGTTGCAGGTTCGACTGGTACTATATTAACATTTGATGATGTTGGTCAAAGTATTCAATTTGTATTCTGCAGCGTGAACACAAGCCTATATATCGTCAGCGGCGGTGCGACGCTTGCATAAATATACTCTTTCAAAAAAATATACAAATTTATTTTTTATACCAATTCTAATTTCAGAGCGTATGATGGGAATAATTTTTCAAATTTTTTCCAACTTGTATATTTATTTATCATTTCAATACAACCAGATATACTAAATAAATTCGGGATTGTACAATCTTTTAATATAACTGATAGTGTTTTATTATTTATTACTGCCCGTAAATCATCATATGTTAATAAACATGTTTCTACTCGACAGTTTGTCATTTCTAAATATAAATCTTCATTATTTGATGACATCACAATTCAAAAATAAAAATAAAACTAATATGGGCTTTTAGATATATTTTTATTTTTGTATTACTTGGAATGGGTAAACAGGTATCTATGACAGAAAATGTAATTCAATGATATAATATTGATTCTTTTGTTTTTGAATGTATCATTTATATAATAATATATTGTTTGTATACACTATCCTGCCAGATGGACCTGCGCACCGTGGAATGTAGAATAAATGGGCCCGCGCGCCGCGGAATGCAGAATAGCATCATTAAAATTCATGAGTTCAATAACAATCTGTAAAGAATATTTTTTTTAGTTGTTAATTACTAATTTTAAATACAGTTTTTAAAAGATTTGCCGAATTGTCTAATAATAATGCAATTTTATCTCTATATATCTCTATAATCTTAATTTTGTCTAATGCATTATTATGTATATTAGTAATTGTTTCCATAGTTTCGGCTGATTTATCCGAATCAATTTCTATAATTTCATCACCCAATTCTAGAATTGGTGGCTCCGGTATTGTTGCATATACATCCGTATGTTTATTCATTGATAAATCCTCATATACAGATGTATATGCAACAATAGAACGTGTAAATTTATAGAGTACGCGTGGATCAATTTCGGATAACATATCATTAATTGAATCTTTTGATAAAGTAATAAAACTGATTACTTTACAAGGACATCGACCAATTTGATCCCATAACGAATTAGTCATTTCTGGGATTTGACATAATTTAGTATTTATCGTATTTATTGTATTCGATAATTTCTTAAGTGCTATATGAAATGGATCCGATTTTTTTGGTTTATTCTTTAGAATATCCGTTATTATAACTGATTCACTAATATATGATTTTTTTTTATATCTCTCAAATATCTCACCAGGATTATATTTATTCTCATATATCCTTCGATTAATTTCATATTCACCATATCCACCTATCATCATTTCGATTCCACCAATCATTACTGTATCAAAGTCATCATCAGATGCATCTCCGTAAATAGCACCGATTTCTAAATCTTCATTATTCCCATGTATGAACTCAGTTATACCCGATGGTACAAAAATAGGCGAACTTGCGTTTAATGACATGTTTTCCTGTTTTAATATATAATATTAAAAAATAATATAATTCCAATTATAAAAATTGAATTAGTTATATTATTATACCGATAATCGTTTTGCCGTACGCTTAAACGCAGATTTATATAATTTATCTTGTTTTTCTACACTCATCTCATCATATTCATCAAAATTCATATTCTTATAATAGCAATAAAATAGCTTCTTAAATGATATTTTTGCATCTAACGTACTATATTTGTTGTATTTAAGTAATTTATCCCCGATTAGACCCATATAACATTTCTTATATGCATCAGTAAAATAATCATCTTCACCATCACTCTTAGATGTAATATAATGAACTAAAACCATTCCTGCAAAACATAATTGTTGATTCTCTTTTGTATTTGAAAATGTCTTACAAATATGGTAATCAACATCAATTAGACGCATTTCTAGAATCTTATATGTTTCATCATCAAAATTCAAAACTACATTCCTATTTTTTGCATCATATGAACATATCGACATTCCCGCTATCTTGTTGTATAAATCGAAAACCTGGGACATATAATTACAATATAATAAATCTTTCTGATCCTTAGATAAATCATGATCTAATGAAATTGCCATCAGATATTTATCTCCATCAATTTTGTATTTCGGCAGTACCATATAATATAAATGTGGAGACTTTGCTGGGAGACTTGATTCATCTGATTCAGACATTGATTCGGATAGCGTTGATTCATTTGATTCAGACATAGATTCATCTGATTCGGAAGATTCATCTGATTCATCGGACGAATCATCGGATGCAAGTGATTCATAATCACCCTCATCAATTTGTACATTATCATAATATCCACAATCTAATACAGCCGGAGTTAAATTCCGAAGTCCAAGTTCATAGTTTAATGTGATTGTCTTAGTATCTGAAATATCATTATTTCCATCTAATAAGTTATCAAATATTTTTAAGATATATTCGGTATCTCCGCCGATTGTTGGTTTACAAATATAGATTCGACTATAATTCTCTGAAAAAATACGTTCAACCTTCTTCCATTTCTCAGTATACAGCTTCTTTGCTATCTTCATTGACATTTAGAATAAAATGGAAACTGCGTCAAAATTTCTTCAAATACAGGTGTGAAAAGTTCAATTTGATTTTTACTTTGTCCGAATTCAACAAGATCAGTATCATATAACCCATAATGTATACCATAATAGCAATAGAAAAGTCCAATATATGTTCCAGTTTTATATTCTGCACTATCTTTAATCAAATCAAATCGTAAATCGACTAAATAATCAAAGTCAATTTTGCGTATAATATTTTTATAACAATCGTATGTTGGATATGTTTCATTATGAGTAAAACCATCATTTAAATATGACATCAACACCATAGCTACAAAATATTGAGATATAATCAGATGTGTAAGATTAGTTTCACAGACTGATGACATTGCGTAATCAATATCAATAATCCGGATATCTGTAATGTTTAGTGTTGTATGATCATAATTTAATACAATATTCCGATGTTTTGAATCGAAAGAACAAACACCATTACTAGCCAGTTTCCGATATAAATCAAATACTGATTTATAGTATTTTCTAATTAATATTGTCGTAATCTCGGGATCTCGGGATTTTGATAACAATAGTTTAAGATAGTCAATCCCATCAATCATATACTTAGTCATAACAAAGAAACGACGTTTAAATGTGATTGGATCACCCTTTTCTGCTGGTCGGATACCTTGATCAATAATTTCGGGCATAATACCTAATTTACTTAATTTAATTTGAAGTTCAATTGTTAATCTATTAATTTTATTTTTACTATTCCGATTTGTTAAAATTTTTATAACATATACTAATTTTTTATCAGTAGTCGTATAACAATCATAAATATCGGATATACACCCGGATAACATATTTTCATTAAATCTCAGATTCCAATCGATTAGATGCTTAGATGTAGCCATATTTAGGTGTTTTAATGACTCAAAGATATATAAGTTTAAATATAGTTAAAAAATTCAAAATTTATAAATTTAAACTGTCCCACTTTATACCAACCATCATATTACCATCACCTAGATTAATATAGTCATTAATAGTAAGTGTAAATGTACAAACCGGACTTCCACTATTTTAATAAATTTAATAACCCAGTTTGCAAAATATGAATTATCTGCATATGCATCTATAAATAACTTATCAGAACTATTTTTTTTCTTTAATTTTACTTCCCGACATTCATCATCTATAAATGATTTAATTAATACTTCTATATTATTGATAAGATTTGTAGTTACAACGCATTAAATTAGTTAACACATTTAATTTCATAATATACAATAGTTATATATGGGTCAGTACAAGGCATATACCCACGTATTAGAAATTCATTAATCTGATATATATTTTTCAATACCACGTAAAAATGTATATAGTTTAGTTACTGTTGTCCTATAATATTAAATTTATACTAATAACTTACACCTACACGCGCTGCTCAACCTGTTTACAGAGCCCGGATTTAAACCGCAGCCCTGGCGACCGAAGCAACGGAGCCCGAAGGGCGTAGTGCGTAGGGAGTAAAGGGCGTGAGGTTTAGGTTTAGGTTTAAAAGTCGTCTACAATAAGTTCTAATATTGGTTCATAAGTATTATTATTATTACCAAGTGGTTTCCCAATATATGATGTTATTTGTTTTCCAGATTTAAAAATACTATGTTTTAAAATATTCGTACATTTTTTACATTTCTTTGGTACAGCGCAACCACATTCATTTGGTATCATATCCATCTTATCTAAAAGCCAAATAACATGTTGCATACAATGTCTTGATTTTTCTGACCTATTTGAATTAAATAAATGTTTCATTAATTCTAAGAAAGAACACGGATATGCCGTTTTCTTATATATATTAACATATAATTTCGCTGTTTGTGCCTCAGTTAAATCATCTTTCAGAGGCATCACAAATACTTGACCTGGATATTCATTAAGTCGTGAATTTAGACTTGTAAGTTGTGATCCGGGTTCAAAATTAAACATTGTACCGTCATTATCGATAAAATTACCGAAAATAGATTCGGACAACATTAAAATACCATCAATTTTAACAACCATACTAACATGTGAAAACAAAGTATTTACGAATATACTTGTGGATGGTAGATGAACACGATTAACAAATAATATAATATCACCATTTTTTAAGTTATGTTTATATTCTGATAATTTAACTTTCGGATACCTGATATTCACAAAATTTCGGTAATAAGACATATATCGACATGATGCAAAATATATAATTATTATAATCGTAAATACAATCAATATACTAATTATGCCAATTGTGCCAATCATTTTTTATTTGCAATTATATAATATCATATAATATATAATAATATATCGTATATAATAAAAATAGATTTATATAACTCATGGATACACCTATCGGTATACTTGATTATATCAGTAATCCCGCGGTTACAAAAAATATAAGATCAACATCGTCATTAGTTGCTAAAAAATATAAAAAACATCAAAAACGTTCGAATCCAAATACGAAAAAAAATAAAGACGATAAAATAACCGGACAAGTATTTATGATAGTTAAATATGATGGAGATAAATATAGTGCATATTCAATAGTTAATGATACTGCGACACGCGGATCAAGTACAACCGATATTCGTGAATATGCAGATGAAATAGCAGAACAACTAAATATTGAAAATAATCACAAACAACATGGATATATGGCAGTTCCAATACATATTCCAGGTACAATACCGGTTATGTATCTTAATATTGAAGTACAAACGTATTATAAGAATACACCATATTATGCGACAATGCGATCAACATATGGTGATTCGGAATGTCGTGCTATTGCATTGTGGAAAACAGAAATAGAGGCAGTTCGATTTGCAAATCTATCGGAATCGATGAAAAATCCTAAATTTATTTATACATATATTGGGGGTCCGATTAAATTGTGTTAATTTTTATATATTTATATATTTTATATATTCATAATTCTATACATTCGTATTTTTATTTTCTATATCACCAAACCATGGGCTGCGGCAACAATGATATGATGAACTTTGTTATTTTTATAGCATTTGTGCTATTCTGCGTAGTAATATTTATGATTATGCGTAAACCCCGTCAAACACTTAAAACACAAATGGTTGATGCTAGTGGAAAACCATTATTTAATGCTAATGGACAACCAATTTTAGGTCAGGGCGAAGATGATGTAGACGATGTATCTGGTGGAGTTGGTATTATGGATTTCTAATTAGCCTCGGTAATGTTATAATATATATGTCTGATATAATTTTGATGATTTTGGATTAATTTTATGTAGTTTATTAATTGGTTTGAAACCGAGATTTATATGTAATTTCTTTGATGCTATATTTGTTTCATCAATATCGGAATATATTGGTGTATCTGGTTTTAATTTCTTAAATGCAGTTATTGCCATTTTTAGAAAAATAGTTCCATATCCAAGTCCTATTTTTGATTTATCTATAAAAATAGTTACATAAAATTTATTACCATTTTTACCATAGTTAACATTATGTATACCGACTACTCCGATAAATTCTTCAGAATCACCAGTTTTGGTTTTCATACCCCAATAAAAATTTGTTCTTAATTCCAATGATTGTTTGTTATCAATTGAATTATAGTATATAAAATTATCTACTTTCTTTTCATCCCAAGGTTTACCATTTCCAACAGAATCCATTGTATCTTTATTAGATGTAATATTTAATAGTGCTTTTTTATCTTTACCGGTTATTTTAACTAATTTACATTTTATTATGTTGGATGACTCCATGTGTTGTTGTAATGTTGTCATTATTGTTTGAGCATATATTTGATTAACAATTATTCTTAATTATTTTTTTTTTCTTAATAATATATAAATTTGGTACACTTTAACTTAATATTTTCATAACACATAAAATGCCATCTTTTGATGGGGGCGGCTTTTTGGGAGGCGTTAAAGACTTTTTTCTATCACCGTTTAGGCTTATAGCTTTGTGTGTATTTATTATTATTATTCTAGTTGCTCTAGGAATATACCTACCAAAACCTAAAAAATTTGATGTAGAAAAACCGATTCATGACAGACATAGAATGTTAGATTATACTTGCCCATTATCTAATCCGGATATCCCAGTCCCACCATCATCGGATAAACAGTCTCAGGATATGGTTAGCTTAGCACTGCATCGATCGGGTAAACAAATTGCACAACTAAATCAGACAAATTTGCTTTCATCTGCGAATAAAGCAGCGAAATTGAACTTTGGGCTCAATACATATGATGAAATTACGACTTATGAGTAAAAAAATAAATTGCAGTTTTTGATTATAGGTATTATATGTTTTAATTTTTAAAGATATTTTCGTTACTCCCAGATATTCACGTAAAAAATGAGCCGATCTCAGCTTGAAAAGTTACGTGATGAAAAACGTGCCGAACTTAAACTTATTGAGGATCTTCTGAATACTCTACCCACGGATTCTTTTAACAAGTATCCTAGTCGTACTACTGCGCAGGATGCGCAACGTACTAATACGCAGGATGCGCGTCGTACTACTGCGCAGGATACGCGTCGTACTAATACGCGGGATACACGGGATACGCAACGTACGCAACGTAAAACGTTTAAGGCTCCGCCATCAGGTAAGACTTGGTTTGATTGGATGCGATCTGTCGTACAATCGAATGGTAAGGATATGCTACTAGCTACTCTTGGTGGACTAGCGTCAAAGAATGGATTCGTTCTAGATGACGGTGATAAGCTCAGTACGTTTGTTAGTCGTGTATATGGTCTAACTCTATATATGTCGGATGATGAGCATCCTCGTATGTTTGTGACAGTATCAGATAGTAATACGTTTAATACTCCGACACCTACGGATGCGGAGAGTGCGACGGATGCATGTGTGAATCAAATCCTTCAAAATGCATTTGTTGGCAAAACTGAATAAATAAAGCAAAATGGAATCTTTTTTTTAAAGATTAATATAAAAAATGGATCTAATTGTTATCATATTAGTTATAATAGTGATAATATCATTTGGATTTCTATTATATCTTAAATTTCAGATAGACTATGAGAAAACTTTGCAAAAATTAACTAAAAACGGCGGAAATGATGATGAACATTTAGTTTATCCCACATCCAAAACAACTAAACAAACCATTAAATTCGATATAATTGATACTGGAACCAATAATCGTATATATGTAGGTAATAATTCTAAAGGTAGCGTTAAAGTAACATTTCATGGGAATAATTCAGTCATACGTATTGGATCAAATGTAATATTAAAAAATGTAGATATAAGAATTAAATACAAACATGGATTAGTTCAAATCGGAGATAATACACATGTATATGATAATACGAAATTTATATCAGGTACTGGACTTGGCGGATGTATGTTATCTGAAAATAGTGAAATAAATAGTAAAATAAATAGTATAATTATTGGCCCAAATTGTTTGATATCCGAAGATGTTGTATTTCGGAATACTGATTCACATCCCATATTCTCTATTGATGGTGATGTTTTAAATACTCCAACAAAAGGTATTACTGTTGAAAATAACGTATGGATTGGTCATAGAGCTAGTGTATTAAAAAATGTAACAATTGGATCGGGATCAATTATTGCTCTAGGAGCTGTTATTAGTCGGAATGTACCAAAAAATAATGTGGCAAGAGGTAATCCTATGATATTAGATCCCATGACTGGTAAATATTGGAAAATTAATTGTAACCATATGAATAAGGGGTTAAAGAATGGGGGTAGTGATTTTCCATATCTTAAAAACTTTTTACCGGAGCCATTGACTATGTTTAAAACGATTAAAAATACAAAAAAATATAAATCAAATAATAAAATATTAATTCGTACATTCCCAGGTGATTATTTAAATGCTGATGCATTATCGAATCACTTTATCGAAGATGTACGAATTGATTGTCGTGCTGGTTTAAAACCCACTCCACGTGAAGTCTGGGATAAGATATCACCAGGTAAACGTGGATCAACAAAAAATATGTTACGTGAAGAAATTTATAACCAAACTCGGGAGTGTAATACATTTAATCCGGTATTTGTAAAATGGATACTTGAACAACTTTTCCCATCTACAAGTCGTATAAAATTATCAGATGTTATAATGTTAGACCCATCGTCTGGATGGGGTGACCGATTAATAGGTGCTGCTGCAGCCGGTATTAAAAAATATATTGGTTTCGATCCAAATCCACGATTAGCCGATTGTTATAAAGATATGATTAAAATGTTTACAACCCAGAATCAAGATTTCTCAGTTCGAACAGAGCCATTTAAATGGCCTAAAGACAGTCGTAAAGCGAATATCGCACTTACAAGTCCCCCATATTTTAATTATGAGGAGTATGTCCTGCCGGGTGAAATTGGCGAGAAAGAACAATCGATTGGGAAATATCCGGAATATGACGATTGGAAAACAAAGATGTATGTGCCATATATAACGGATATGTATAATGGAGTTATACCGGGAGGATGGATAATAGTGTATATTGAAGATTATATGTTGGAGAACAAATATTATCCTCTACGGAAACTAACACAAGAAACTTTAAAAAAATTAGGTGCTAAGGAACATCCATCATTCGGGCTACAAATTCGATTAGTGAATGTAAAACCCAAAACTAGATGGGCTTTATGTTATAAGAAATAACATTTACGAAGTCAACTTAAACAATTTCGGACATAAATTCTACATTCCGCGGCGCGCAGTCCAACAATATGTGGAAATATTATTGTGTTAGTATAATATTATAAAATTCAATAACTACTGGTTTATTTAAAGTGTAATATATATCTTTATAATATATATATTTATATATCTTTATAATATATATCTTTATAATATATATATTTATATTTATAATTATATATCTATAATATTTTTTTTAAAATGGGGAAACTAACACAAAGTGAAATTATTGCAATTGTTATTGTTAGTGTTATATTTTTTATTGTTGTTGTTGTTGTTATTGTAGCTATTTCTATTCCTAAACACAAACTAAACCATAAATATACATCTACATCCGTAATATTCGGATGTGACAAATCATTACCATGTTGTACTATCAACGACGTATTTGATGAAAATCCAACCTGTAATGTGTGTTGTTAAGCCTCTCCGCGGCGCGCGGGCCCATTGGGCTGCCGCAGAAAAATATCTCGCAACTAGCGGATCTATTACTGCATTCTGTTGCAGAAAAATATCCGCGGCGCGCGGGCCCATTGGGCTGCCGCAGAAAAATATCCCGCAACTAGCGGACCAATTACTGCATTTTTTTGCAGAATCGTATCCGCGGCGCACGGGCCCATTGGGCTGCCGCAGAATAATATCTCGCAACTAGCGGACCAATTACTGCATTTTTTTGCAGTAATTGGTCCGCGGCGCGCGGGCACATTGGGCTGTTGCAGAAAAATATCCCGCAACTAGCGGACCAATTACTGCGCCCATCCGGCAGGATAACCTAAATTCATATAATAATATTATCCATTTATGATATGAATTTTTTTAATAGTTCAATAAATTTATCGATATCGGGTGTTTTAACATCTTTTAAATATATACTATATAGATTTGGCAATTTATATGTCGATACAATATTAGTACATCGATTAGTGCAATCGTCAATCAGAATATTATTATCTTTCATATATTGCGTAAAATCTTTTTCAATCGGTATTATAATAGATATAGCAAGTATAGAACTCAGATATGATCCTATGGAAGTATTCATTAATATGATTTGGCATTCATCAAGAACAAACTCTGGAGTTAGAGTAGTGACTTTATATTTTTCAGATAATTTTTTGATGAAATATTCTTTTCTAGCCGGACAACTCGAGATCATTAATTTTCTATTATTTATAATACTATTATATTCTACATATGTCGATACAAATCGATATATATCTGTCGATATCGGGTAATGTAAATTATATCCATCATAAACAATTTTTTTAATTACATGCATACAAGATACATTAAATGATATCGTAAAACAATCAATATTAAATAATGACGGTGCGATAATATTAAGATCAACATAATGAGTCACATTGACATGTAATGGTATATTAATTTTCTTACATCGCTCTCCTATTAGTGCTATATCGTTTATATACCCCGTATTAGGGTTAATAGCATTAATACTTATGAGACATGTGTTTTTACGAATTTCATGTAGTAATACATTAAAATCAACACCACCAACTAATGTAGTTTCGATAATTACTAATTGTATTAATCGGACAGATTCTAAGAATTTACAATGTTTGATTAATTCTGCTGAAATATCATCACTAATAATAACATGTGCAATTAGACGGGTTTCCGATGCATAATTGATCAGAATATCTGTAAATAAATCGGTAAAAGCATTTGAAAATAAACAGACATATCGGCTTAGATCGAATTGTTCAGTACTACTTAGAAGATCTTTGAGTTTATTTTCGGAATCAGTTAAGTTATGTGTGGGATTATTAACCAATTCTTCATATTTATCTGTTATTGTACTATTAACTGGTTTATATTTAGTAAAATTCATCATTCCAATATATCTCTTATTTTGATTACGCTTTTTGCAGAACAATTGGAATGCACACCGCGGAGATACTATATGTATATATAATATTTTAGTTAAAAAAAAAATTAGTGAAACACACCTCACCACACTATCTTACGTCCGACAGCGTTGCACTCATCGATAGTGCTGTTGAGTGTATTTATCGCCACATTCATGGTGTCGTAAGCTTTCTTGGTATCAGCTTGAATAATCCGTAGTTCTGTGTACATCTTGGACTTTTCATCTTCGTCTTTGCAATCATATATTTTTTTATATTGGGTATTTTCATCGCTTTTAATTTTTTCGTACACGGCACTAATACCGTGTAATTCATTATCCAATTCGAGCGCTTTCGTATTCAAATCGTAGAAGCGCTTCTTTAACGCAGCCTGCTCCTCTTGGAATTTCGCCAGGTCTTCTCGGTTCGATAATCTGCCGACGAAAGTGACGCAAAAGTTGCTGTGACTCATTTTTTCGTACCGAATTTCGAGGTCCTAAAGCAATGAATAATATGTAAATTTTTTAGATTCAAAAAAATCAAATTTGGTATATTGATACATGGGCCCATTTGTTAAGATAACAGTTTTTCGAAATATCCCAAATATTCAGAAATTGCAGTTTTAGGCCAGTGAGCGCATAATTTCACAGAATCAAATAATGTGTATGCATGGCTTAGAATAATACTAGCAATAAGTTTTATATTTTCTTGATTACGGATTTCATCGTATTCCGTATTTTCCAACGTAACGCAATAATAAAATGATGACATAGCTGATACGATTGGCCCAAATAGATCATTAATAGTCGTGCATAATGTGATAAACTCAATTGGATTTGTATTAATATTAAGATTATAAATTCCAATATTCATAGCATCTTCAATTTGAGTAGACGTCATCTCACCAAATAACTTTACAACTTGTTTATGCCCATCTAATGTATTTTGCAAATATAATGCTGTGTTATGACTAATACCGCGGCGCGCGGACCCATTTGAACTAATACCGCGGTCATAGTTCATGATTGCAACGTATAGAGAACCTAAGAATTGATATAATATATTAATATTATAATAATATATTCAAATTTAACAGAACTTTAAAAATTGAATAACAATATAACAATATAACAATATAAAGATATAAAGATATGATATCGAATATGTCTACTATATTATCATATTCGATTATATATACTGAATATACTAAAATATTAACATATACGATTATATATAAATGTAAAACACATACATGTACATTATATAATGAAATCGGTACATTAACACGATGTATTGGATGTGGACATTATCGTAAAATGGTTAAACTCTATAAACCTAACCCACCGATATTTTCAATTGTTTAAACTTATATTGTTTTAAAAAATAATGTGTTATTTATCAACAATTCCAAACATGTCTAATAGGTTTTCCATAAATCATAAATGTATAATAATATTATAACTTTCATGGCATCTGCTTGTAGACCACGGATATAAAATTCATTTTTTATAAATAGATTTCTCATCACCGATTCCCGGTATATTTTTTAAATCCCCATCATATGTGTGTTCAACCATAACAATCGGATATTTACGATCTTTATACACTTTACGACGTTCACTATTTTGATTTTTTAATGGTGAACACATATCCTTAATATCGATAACCTGGCGTATAATACTCTGATCCGACCCTGATCGAGTAATACGACCTACGATTTGGTGTAGTCCGTTTCGACGCGGTGAAGCAAGTATAAGTGTTGTCATATTAGTTAATGATACACCCCGACGACTATATCCATATGTTGTTAACACAATCCTGGCATGTTTGGCTGATGCACAATCTTTAGCTGATGCACCACCACGTAAAACACCGACTTCAGTAGGTTCAGATATTGATTCATCGGTATCAGTTAATTCCGGAGTATCGATTTCATCAGCTGCGAAACTTTTAAGTAATTCATCTCTTAACACTGTTAGATAACTACGTAGCTCCGCAAACACGAATATACTATGCGTTCGGATCTCGCCTTCCATAAATTTATCCGATGCGACATCTGCAGGACGGGGTCCAATACCCATTTCCAATAATTTAGAGGGTGAAAGTGTATTATGAGCATTAAATGTTTGTTTAATTTCATGAACAACAAGCTGTAGCCGATG